ATTTTTTGTCCTTTGTTAGGAGGTACAGTGCCTTTCTGAAATTGAGTAGCTTTACCTCCTAGATAACCTGGAGGGAATTGTGTAGACCGAAGATAAACAGGATCTTTCTTAATACCCATACTCCATGCTCTATTGTACACTGATGACTCACTAAGTCCTAAGTCATCTGCTATCTTCTTAGTAGGCTCAAATGGATACCTCTCTCTGATGATATCATTCATACCTCTTCAATTAGCATTATTAGATCATCATTCTTTTGTATGAGCTGCTTAACATGATCAGCATCATATGCCTCTACTATCCTGGTCACTAACTTCACAGGACCATTCCAATAGTCAAAGGTCTTGAATACTACTTTATATCTCTTCATTGTCATTATTTTTAATTGGCACATCTAAGCCATACATTAAATCAAACATCTTAAAATCTCTGTTAGCATTTCTCTTACTACCCTGATAATTCTGAAAGTACCACTCTCTGAATCGTAGGTATTTTTGGTGAGTATAATCACCATTAGCTATGGCATCCTGTACCTCTCTAGCTAGCTGTGTAAATTCATTTATCATCTCTAAGTAGTTTAGCTCTGCAAATCTGCATATAAAGCTCTAGGTTAAAACTCCCTCTATCTTGTCTCTGCCACCAATCTAATTGCTGGAAGAGTGTGATCATGTTATTCATAGCTTAGATTTAAGTAAATTAAGATTTGCATCACTTAAAGGAAACATAGACATATTTCCATCATCAGTCTCTGTAGCATTGTAGGTGAATGGTTCAATAGTACCTGCTATGTATACATCACTATCATAGTCAGTAGTCCAATTAGAAAAATAAGTATTGTCTCTTTTGTGTAGGTCTATAAAGTTCATAATATACAAGATAAAAAAGTGAATAAAAAAGTGAATATTAAAAATGCACTTATAACTAATAGCATTGTCAAACAAAGTGCTATCTGCTCAGCTCCTTTAGGAGTGAAATAATCAATTAGTTTTTTCATTGATCTTAGTTATTAGGTTAGAAATATTTATTTTTTCTATTAAATTAGTAATTGCACCCCATTGGCAGATGGATCTTTGAGTACTTTCATGCTCCTTGCCTAGATGTTCAGTCATAATTTTTACATCAGCCCAAAGCTGTTGCTCTTCAGCTAAAATAATCTCCATAATTTGTTGTTTGTCCATGTGTTAAAGTTTTAATTGTTAATAACTATACGCCAAAGATATTAAAAAGTTTTATATCTGCAATAAAAAAGAGTAATTTATATTCATTCTAAATAAGAACAAGGGCAAATTGCACACTTATTCAGGTGAAAAACACTTAACGAGGGTGATTTTTACTTAATAGTAAGGTCGCAATTTGCGACTGCAACCAACTTGGCGGAAATACCGACAGGTTAAAACCTTAAAACATTTGCTATTATTAAGGTTATAACCATAAAAAGTCCAGTTTATTAATTAAAAAACGGAACATAATCAGTATTAAAAACTGAACATAATCGGAATTTTGCCTATTATGTAAAGCATATTTGACACAACAAAAAGCAATAGACTGCACAAATTTATACTCACAGTATAAAATCTGCATAAATTTTTCCAAATAAAGCAATATACTGCACAATATGTAAAACATATCTTACAATAATGATGGTTTTTGTAAACTTTATTTAGCATTATTGTCCCTAATGTTGGAAATATTTGTGACAAAAAAAAAGCAGCTGCGTGCTGGGGAGCTTACAACTGCTTTCTACACTATGGAACTATGCAAAGCTAATGTTTATATTTGAATTTTAAAAATTCTGTGTAAGTTTTATTATTTATTTTAAAATGTTTTCTACAATCATTACATAACATCCAATGATGGATACTACCTGCTGCAGTCACTACCTGTTTATTATACCTCACATTATAGTTAGTACATTCAGGACAGCAGTACTTCTCATCTCCCTCCATTACAGCATAGTGAGTAGATGGAACTGCATAAGAATTGAGTTTATTGAATACAGCTTCTAGTACAGTGACATCCATCTTACAATAGTCTACCATCTTATTCATAGCCTGCTGATCTTTCTTAAATACAATATCTTTCCACAGGTCTAGTCCTCCTGTATCCATCTTCTGCCCTACCCCTAAATACTTAGCTATATAGTCTAATTTATTTGAGTTGAAATTAAAGTACTTTCTAGCCCATTTAAGAGTGTCTATAGTCTTAGGTGATGGCATAACATCAAGTCCATGCAATAGAGCTCTTGTGCGTAGCCATTTAAGGTCAAATCTATCCCCATTATGAGCCACAATTTCATCTGCTTGAGCCATAACTTTAAGGAATGCCTTAATCATTGCCTTATCTGATTGCTTTTTATCCCATGTTAGGAATTGTACATCATCCTCTGACTCCCATTTGTAGCAGATGCAGATAATTGCTCTCTCATGAATGATGTCACCTGGATTGATTGTGAGGTTATATCCTGACCGCCAAAATATACCAACATTGAATGATGTCTCAATGTCAAAAAACAGTCTTTTTCTTACCATAAATATTTCTCCCTAGCAAATTTAAAGAGATATGATAGCAGTAAGCCTATGCCTACTCCTACAAATAACAGGTTAAGATTGCCTCTAGTTCTAGGTCTTGTAGCTTTAGCCTGTGCTTTCTCTACAATACGATCTTTGTAGATAGTTTTTACTTTAAGTTTATAAGCTAGTCTCTCCTGGTATCTTGTTCTAGGAACATAAGTTGTTCTATACTTGATAATAGTATCTTTTGTAGTGATGAACTTCTCCCACACTATGCTATCATGAATGATAACAGGGATAGAATCTAGTGTTGTAATTCTGATAGTATCTCCTGTCTCTTCACAGGTATATCCTTTCTTAATAGCTTTATTAAGATGGTATTGTGCAGAGCAGCTGCTGAGTAGTAAGATTATAGCTAAGTATCTCATTATTCTTTTATTTCAAAGTGCATCCAATCGTAGTTTTTTTCTTTACCTAAAGATATAAATCCATGCTTATAGAATATATCTATCATCTTCTGATACTCAGGTCTAGCAAATCTAGCAGTCTTAGATGATTCTTTGAGTAGATTTCTAGCAGGATCTAAATCAATAGCTATACCCCATGAGTGCATGGATAAAGCTGTACCTCCCCTCATTTTTCTATAGTTGAAACATCCACCGAATAAATCTATCCCTAACTCCTTAATTTTATCATAGCCATAGGTAGCTAGAAGCTCATTGAATACAGCTGTAAAATTATCTGCTACTAACTTATGGCACATCATAGAGTTGACAGTGCTGTCCAAATCCCAAGCAATTCTCATTGGATATGGTAGCTTAATTTTTACCAAGTATCCTGCACCTGTTACATTAGCTGTACCATATTTAGAGGTAAGTTCCCATCTAGTCATTTCAGTTTGTTTAGGTTGTCTTTTACCTCCTTAGCTCTAGCAAATAATGCCTTTCCACTTTGCCACAGGTCCACCCCTTTTACTTCTTTTATTGACTCATTGATAGACATCACCTCGATGCTAGATAATACTAGAGCTACAATTTTGGTGAGCATAAATGGTACACTGAAAAAAGTGAGCATGATATCATTGAGTATGAATTTGTCTATTAAAAAGAACATTATCACAGTAACTTCATAAAGTGCTAGCTTGCTGATTATAGATGAGAGCTTTCTGCTAGTAATTTTCTCCCCTAACTTCTTAGCTTTCCAAATGCCAGTGATAGTATCAATACATATTAATACTCCTATCATTATAAGTATACCACTTATTGGTAAAAAGAATGCAAAGCATATTGAGATAAGAGTCAAAAGTTGTGATTGTATTGATATTAGTAATAGTGATAGTTGTGCTTTCATTCTTTAGATTCTATTTCAGATGCTAGTAAAAAAGTAAAATAAGATATTAATAGGCATCCTAATAATTTAAAATGTAACTGATCAGCAAATACTAAAGAGATACCTGAAAGATATCCAAAACCAAAAGTTAAGAATGATAATACTCCTGAGTGCTTCATATTATTAAGATTGAATTATTGTAACCATTGCCTCCAGCACCTCCACATAGACCATTACATTCTAGTAAGCCATTAGATAGACATCCACATCCATCTATCATAGGTCTAAGGTCAGTATCTCGGTTAGTTGTACCGGTGAATATAGGATACAAAGCTCTGTTTTTAAGTAGGTATCTTATCAATCTTTGCTCAAAAAATGCAGCTTTTTGTGCATAGTGTTCCATACTAAATGCTATTGTACCTCTATCTACAGATGATGAGTTATCTCCGAATTGAGTTTGCAATCCTTTATTCTTTAGCTGTAGAGATAGACCAAATACAGCATCCTCTGCTGCTCTCCATGCTATAATAGGCTGAATAAATGTAACTAAAGTTTCCTCATCAGGATCTAATGTCTGATCATTGTATTTAGTTAGCAAGTCATTATAGAATGTAGTACCTAATATGGGCATGATTCTAAGTTGAGCTTGAGTAGCTAGGTAAGGAGTAACATTATTTACATCTACATTGGCTGTGATGGGTGTGTTATTCTTTAAGTAGGTTTCTGTTATAAAGTATAGCATTATAGTATAGGTGTTTGTGCAATTTGTGATTTGCTTTTATCTCCTCCAGGTACAGGAGGTAAAGATGCTAAGGCTCTAATCTCATTTTCGGTCATAGTCTCAAGTACTTTAGTAGCTACCAAAGGTGATAGACTATTAAGTGCATCATTAGTCTTAGAGGTATCTCCCTCAAGTTCTACTATTGCCTCGTTAATTATCTGATAGTTATTGATAGTGAAATCTGCATCTATCTTAGCTATAAAAAGCAGCTCATTAAAGATGTCAGATACCATATCTCTCAATGGCATTACTACATTCTTCTCAAATATGATGTAAGCCTGCTTAATATCTGAGCCATTACCTAGTGAGCCTGTAGTACGGATTCCCATAAGTATAGGATCAATGGTATGAGAGAAACAAATCTGCTCAGTATTCAGCTGTGATGCCTCCTGAAATAGTTTATCATTACCATTAGTAGGCAGTGACTCTATCTTTGGCAGTTGGTCCTGTGAATTAGCAAAAAATGCTACAGCTTTACCTGCATTAGCAGCACCTTTTAATCTATCAATAGTATTTCTTATCATGTTCTTCTCCTCCTCAGACTGAGGTCTTTTAGGGAACATCATAGCAAAGCTAGGGAATACTGAATTTTGTATATTACTTTTAGCAAAGTAGCTAAGTTCACCTGATAAAAATGCAAAGTTTAGAGCTGAGGTGTACTGAGGTAATGGATAATAATCCTGCCCAATACATTCCACTTCATATACAAATAACTGCTCATAGTCTCTACAGGTAGGAGTGTATCTCCTTATCTCCTGTACTCCAATCCTACTAGCCCAATCATCACAGATATAGTATCTCTTACGGTCTAAGTTTACTCTAAGTTTCTCAGGGGATAGATTGACTATCTTAGTTAGCTTCATCTTATCATCAAAACATAGCTTGAAATATATTCTATTATGCAGTATTAGTTGCTGAGTTACTGCAGGTACTATCTTTTTAATGTTTAATTTTCTCTCTAATGTATATAGCTCTAGCTTATCCTGTGGAGTAAGTCTATCAGCTACTATATTAAATCCACCACCTACAGCTGCGTTCACTTTATACCCTACAATAGAGCCATGTAATGGACTAGAATAAAATATTTGATTGATTAGCTCAGGGAATAGGTTATCCTGCCCAAATGGAATGTATCCATTAGTCTGATGTCTACCATTAACATAAGGTAGTGTAAGATTAGCACCTCCTACTTTAAGGAATGGAGTAGAGAATGATTGATATCCCTCTACTATTTCATGCTTTACTGTTTTAAAAAAATCTTTTAATGCCATAATTACTCATAAATTGATGATACTATTGGTCCTGATACTACCATCCTGCCCTCTTCAATCACTACTCCTGTAGAGTTAGCAATAGTTGGAGGTGTGGTACTTGACTCATAGATACTATATGTATACTGTCCTTTAATTAGTTCCAAATCTACAGGCTCATCTAGCTCAAACTGATTGAATCGTTCAGGATAAGTTGATAGATCAGCAGTGTAGAATGTAATAGGTGCAGACAGCTTGTCCATTTCATTCTGAAAAACAAATAAATAATAAGGATTCGGCAGTGTACTTACCTCAGTTAGGGTAAGGATAATCTGATTGACCTCATCTTTTTTAATGTATATCATATAACTATATTATACTAAGGTCAAAAAATGTTTAAAAAAAAAGCTCTACAATATGCAGAGCTTTAATTATTAGGGTGTTAAGGTTATGCTTGAGAAGGTAATGGGAAATCTGTTGCGTTACCTGTAATCTCAGTACTAAGTACTTCATAAGCTAAATGATCTGACTCAGCTAATAGTGTGATAGAATATTTAGATCCATCAGCACGAGCTGTACCTGATCCTTCTCCTGTAGCAGTAAGTTGTACATTTTCAAAGTACCAAAATACATCATTTGCATCCTGAATAAATACTGCTAAATACTGTTGTCCTGATCCAAGTACACTGATAGCCTCTGATTTATCTTTGTCTCTACGATTAAACATTAAAGTAATAGTCTGAGTAACTAATGTAGATCCACTCAATAAATCTTGAGCAGTCTCTTCAGTATAGTTACCTGTATTTCTATTGATTGCATAGACATTAGCAGGATCTGTAAGAACTAATGATGTTATCTCCCAAGCAGGAGTAGCAGTAGTAACATTTTCTTGTTGGCAAATCCATACGGTCTTAATTCCTCCTGTGTTATTAGCACAAGGTTTTGCGATTGATTGTAATGCTTCACAGCTCATTGTATATGTTTTAAGTAAAGGGAGCTTTCACTCCCTTAGATTTATAAATTAGTTAATTAAGATGCAGAGTTGTAGAATACAATCTCATTACCATTAACGTGAGTAAATCCTACTTTCATATTTGCACGAGTTCTGATTACAGGCTCAGCAATAGTATCAGCTAAATTGATAGCTCGTAATGCTTTACCATCACCTTCAGCATCAAAAGCATAGATAAAGTTACTTCGAGGTGAAGCTACGATTGTAGATAAACCTAACATACCTGGACATAATACCATCTTAATTCCTAAGTAAGTAAAGTCTAGAGCTTGAGTTAAGTTAGCCTGAGTATTTGATGCAGCAACAGCAGCACGATAAGATGTAGCTACAGCAGAAGATACATATAATCTCAACTCCTCTTGATTAGCAATAACAGCAGCAGGAATTGCAGCATATACTAAAGCTAATTTAGCAAGTACATTAGATGCAGTAATAGCTACAGGAGATGCTATTTCAATTACATTAGCTGAATCAGCTACTAAAGACTTCTTATATCCATCACATAAAGCTAGTGCAGCAGTACCTGAATCAGTATCACCTGACCAACGTAATTTCTCTACATTCTCAGCAATAGTCTTTGACATCTCATTCCAATAGTAATCCATAAAAGATGCAACAGTGAAATCACCATTAGATCCTTTAGTCATTTGTAATGATACAAAAGACTGCTCTAGGTCAAACTGACAAATTTGTGCCATTGCAGATAGAGAACATACATCAATCTCTACAGATGCAAGGTCATCAGTTGATGCAGCAAAACCACAGTTATCAGCTTGTAAAACTTGACCAAATACTACATTTGAAATTTTAGTCTTATACTTTACTCCTGGTAATGTACGGTAGTTGTCTACTACTTCCTCGTTTAAATAAGCTCGGCTATAAAATGCTTCGCTGTTTGCTTGTAATAATGCAGATGCATCAATGTCCAAGTTGAATCTTAATTTTCTACTCATTTTTTTTGTTTTTTATTTAGTTATTATTGTTTAAAAATTTACTTACCATACTAAACTTTTCATTTTGTGATAGTTTAGTAGCTTCTACGTTTACTACTTCCTCACCTTCAGACATTACTTCCTCCATGTGATTTCTTAAATCAGCTATCATTGCTATAATAGCATTGATTTGCTCATCAATTACAGGTTGAACTATAGCTAGTATAGCTTCAGCATCAGCAGCAGGATCAATAGCCATCTCTTCTGTGGCAGGTGTCTCCTCTATTACTTCCTCTTCTACTACTGTCTCTAGTGCAATCTCTTCTGTCATTGCTTCTTCTTCAACAACAGGTGCATCTTTAATCTCAGTAACTTCTCCATCAACTACGATGTAGATCTTACCCTCGATTAGATGTTCTCCATCAGGTAACTTCATATTATATTTATTATTTATTTGATTACTTAGTTTTAAGCCTAAGAATCCCTCTATTGAGAATCCTATCTGCTCATTCTTCACTAGCTCATTATAGTAGTCTTTATCAGTTACCTGAGCTGTTACCATTAATGTGCCTTTAGGTACTTCAATACCATAGCTTGAGTAGGCTTTATCTTTCTTAGGATCTTCTACTATCCATGCCTCAAGTACATAAGCTGGTACAGTCTGATCAGTATCATGCTCTAGGTTAAAAACATTCCTATTAGATAAATCTTTCATGAATTTGGAATGTATGTTTTCTATGGTCTCAACTGAGAACTGCACATAATATTCATCACCATCCTCATCATTCCTATATATCTCCATTGGAATCATTGCAGGAGCTACTACTCTATACTTCAAGTCATCTGAGAAAAACAATTTCTTGTTCTCATTAAATGCCATCCCTTTAGTAACAATAGCAGGAGTAGAGGTGAAAGCTATCTGCTCAATCCCTAACTCTTCGCCATCTGAATACTCAGGCTCTATAGTAATTTTATAGATTGGTATGTCTTTAGTCATAACTATATTATATTTTTTTTATATTTGTTCAAAAATTAGAAATTATGATAAATTTATTCGGCAAAGAAATCCCATCTAAGATGGATGAATTAACACTAGAGCAGTTCCAAAAGATATCTGCTATCCATAATAATGAAGAGTATGATACCCTTGAGAAACATTGTAAAGTCTTTGAGTATCTAGGTATAACTGAGGAGGAGATGGATGTAGACTTTGACCTGTTCTTAGCTAATGTTAAAGAGTTCAATAACAATAACTATGATAAGAAAGATCCTGTAGAAGAGATAGAGATAGATGGCTATACTTATAAGGCTGAGATGAAGCTCTCAGTAAAAGATTCTCGGATTGTTGAAAAGATAGTTAAGAAAGATAATAAAGAATATATCTCAGATATCATGGCTCTAATGTTCAAACGAACTGACCTATCCAATACTGAGCATTATGATCCTGCACACCTTAAGCATAAAGCTAAACTATTCAGTAAGCTCAAAGCAGATATCTCTATCCCTTACCTTACCTTTGTAACTTATAAAATCACTAACCATGCAGAATCTCAAGCTCCCAAAGAATTGGAATCAGATATCAGTGGAGCAGTTCCTGGAGATCAGGAGGCTGAGTAGTGAAGATGGTATATTCAACTATCAGATTGATGTACTTTCTGCTTTAACAGATAGTGATATCTCTGAATTTGAGGAGCTAGATATAGATGAGCTAAGTGAATTGACTAGTCAGATTAAATGGGTGCAATCAGAGCCATCTAAGAGGTATAAGAATAAGCTAGATAATTATGTACTCAAGCCATTTAGTAAGCTCACACTAGGCGAGTTTATAGACCTAGAACATTACTTCTCTAATAACTACCTAGATCACTTCTGCCACATCTTAGCATTGCTCTACAGGAGAACATCTAAGAACGTTTATGGTGATGATATCATTGAGCCTTATGAGTATAGCCCTAGAGATAGATTAGATTGGTATTTAGACTATCCAATTACTGATGTTTATGGATTGATACCTGAGTATCTAAAGTATAGAGAGAATTTTACTAACACCTATACTAATCTACTAGTAGATGTGGTAGCAGATGATGAGGTGCTAGAGGATGCTGATGAAATTAAGGAGCAGAAGAGAGAACAGGAGAAGCAGAAATTTGCATGGGAGTCTACTATCATGGCTCTATGTAATGATGACTTAAGTAAGTTCAATAGCATCCTAGATATGTCAGTAGTATTAGTCTTTAATATCTTAGGAATGAAAAAAACTTTAGACAGTTAAGGGATAGTTAGGAGTAAATCCTGCAGGAGGATCTAGTGCATAGAATGTATAAGTCAATCTCTGATCACTTTCTAATATTTCAGCTACCTCTAAGATAGGATAGTTTTGAGATATCCATTCTACATATTGACTATAGATTTCATTAGTGATACCTGCATTAGCTAGCTCTCTAGTAAAAGTATTTACATAATCTCTAGGAGTAATTACTCCACCATTCCATAAGAAAGCACCGTTATTTAAAAAGATAAAGTAATACATAGCTACTATCTCAATCTCTAAGCTACCAAATCCTGTAACCTTAGCATTGATTCTGATAGACTCTACTAGTGTGCCATTGTTTTGTACAATATCATTCCTTAAGATTCTCTTTAAAATGTTAGCCATTCTCCTCCGAGTAGGATACTTTACATTAAATTCACCTGTCTTCTTGTATGCCATAACTATATTATATTAAGCTCTATTATTGTTCAGGAATTTGGCAGTTGGTCCATGACTTAATCACTACTGAAAGATTCATCTGCCACCCTGCAGCATAATCTAGTAGGTCATTATTCAATGGTATAAATGTAGGCTGTCCATCTATATCAAAGTCATAGTCATCACTGAATGTAAACTCTAGGTATAGATCCTGGAGTATCTGCTGAGTATCACTTAGAATAGTAGTAATGTTAGCTCTATCCATCTGTATGATATCAAAGCAATACAGCTCTAAATTAAAGATAGTTACATTCTCATAGGGAGTAACTCCTGTAGGTACTACATAGACTAGTGGATACTTCTCATCGGCAGTAGCAAAGTTCACCATCTGCTCCTTAAAGTCACTGCCTACCTTTTTTACCTGTAGGTGATTGTCATAGAATGTAGTAATCTTATCTACGATGGATTGATAGCTTATCATAATACTGAATTTTGTTGTATGTTATTAATGTGATTCTGTGATGATGTTATCTCAGTCTCAGATACTATAGCTGTTACTGTTATGTTATTAGAGCCACCTCCTGCATTCACTTGGCTACCTGTGTTGGCACTACCAAATAGACTAGGACCTGATGCTGGTGCTACTGCTGTAGTGGATGCTAAGCTAGAATCAGGTGAGTCAGGAGTAGAGCCACCTCCACTAAAAGATGTAGATGATATTTTACCTATTGCCATTGCAGATGTTATAGCAGCTCCTGCCATTGCAGCAACCATTGCAAATCCTCCATCAAATTTAGGATATTGAGCTAAGATAGATACTTGAGCTTGAGCAGCATTAATAAAGGCAGCAGCTAATTGTGCTTTCTTATTTTGTTCAAATTGTTTTTTAAGCAGTACCTCTTCCTCTTTACTACCTTTCTTTACTTTTTTTAATTGAGCTGTGATATTAGTATCCTGCATAAGGGCTATAGCATCTCCTACAGTCTGAGCTAATTTAAATCCTGCATCAATGTTTTTCATTTTATCAGCAAAGGCTTTATCATCTATAGCTTTCTGCTTATCTGCTTCAGTTTTCTTTAATGCTGTTGTGTCCTCCTCATATTTTTTCTTTAGATTAAATAAAGCTAGTTCATTATCTGCAAATTTAATTTTATCAGCTTCATACTTATCATACAATTTCTGCTCTTCTGTATCAGTCAATGCAGCAAGTTCAGCATTATAAGCATCTATCTTAGCTATATTAGTTGCATGAGATGCTGCCATAGCAGCTGCAGTTTTAGCATCATCTTCTACTTTTTTAGCAGCAGCTTCATCTGCATACTTTTTATTAATAGCTTTTGTCTGAATCTCCTGAGCTTCTACTAATGCAGTAATATCATTCTTATGCTTATTAGCTTCATCTATTTTTTTCTTATAGGCTGCTGCCAAATCATCAAGCTCTACTTGTTGAGCAGTCTTTTTAGAATCAGATACTACTTTAGCAGCTGCAGCAATATCTGCTTCTGAGGCTTTATCTGCTGCTATTCTTTTATCTCTTGCTACCTTAGCCTTATCACTAGCCTCTTTCTCTTTTTTATCAGCATCATCAGATTCTTTTTTATCAGCAGTATTTTTAGCTACAGTCTTATCACTATAGCCTTGCTTTATTATCTCATTTTCTTTAGCTACTTGCTTTTTTAAATCTTCTATTTTCTTAATATCAGCATCATCCCCTAATTTCTTTTGTGCATCTAGTGCCTCCTTAGCAGATTGTTTTCTTTTATTAGCCTCTTTTATTTTAGTATTGCTTAACTTCTCCTCTAGCTTAGTAGTATCTTCACCTGCTGCCTTAG